AAAATGTGTAATACATACATACCCAAACACCTGCACACCTGGCAGCCCATTGGTAATCTAAAGCTATTAATGCAATACCTGCAGAAAATGCTACAAGTAAAGATAGGGTGCTAAGTACTTGGCTAATCTTCATAACTATATTGTAATTCGTTTAATTCGTGTTTCAAATCCTTTATAATGTAATGTGCTGAAGTTGTAGTAATATCAAAGTACTTCGCCATACTTCGGGCTGTATTGTACCCCTTATCAATGTAAGCTTCAAATATTGTCTTTTGTATGCTGTCTTTTATTCGTTGCCTGTATATTTCTATTACGGCCTTTTGTAAATTGTAAGTCTTGTCAGCTAATATCTTAGAGTCTAAATCGGTGGTATCTTCTGCTGTATCTTTGTCCACTATGAACGGCATTGAGTTAATCCTATCGTGCCTATTTGAAAGTGAAGATGTCCAAATCACCTGGTACTTGATTGTATTGAATAAATAGCTTTTGACCTTTTCAATTGTTGGTAATGGGTCGTTAATGTTTACCACATGAATATAAGAATTATTTATAACGGTGTCAGCATCTATAAAAGATTTAAAACGCACAAGGAAGTAGTTAGTATAAGTCCTAACCTCTGCGTAATTCTCAGTTATGTATTTATCAAGTATTGCTTTCATACCATAATTTAAAACCTTTAAACCATATTTTACGCCTAACTGAAGAGCAGAAACAATCCTTTTCTTTGACGCCTGTATATTTTTCTTTTATCTTAGCTAACTTATTAAGATTAACCTTTGCGGTCCTAACAAGTTCCTCAGTTTCAAATATAGACGCTATAAGTTCTATTTCAGTTTGCTCAAACATAAATCTAATATAAAGGTAAGTAATGCAGCAAAGCAAGCAAGGCTAAAATCTACTGTAATAAATATAGTTAACCAAAAGCTCCAGCACTTCCAACAACCAAGAGCTGCGTGAGTGAACACAGTTAAACTATCTACAGGTAACTTAGCAAATAGTGCATCTATTGCTAGCTGTAATGGCTCAAAGTTTACAATCCACCAAGCCATTGATATAATTAATATTAGTTCCATAGTGTAAATATATAATTAATTTTAATATAAACGCTTTAAAATAAAAAACCCCTAATTAAAGGGGCTTATTATATTCATTCGGTAAATGTACTTATCTAACTTCTTTGCTGTTTCTAAACTTACATCTTTACCTTGTAGAAACCTATCAATATTGTATTGGTGAAATTTCTCACCTCTACCCTGTATTTCTTTTACTATTTGGTTTCGTGTTTTAGTCTTTAACGCTTCCCTTAGATAAGCTCTTAGGCTATAATCATCTATGTACATATCAAAACGGTAAGTCGTCAGAGTCCAACTGTGTTACTCTAATGTTTGGCTCTTCAGTTTTAACATACGGTTCACTAAAAGAAGCACTGAAATACTTTGTACCCTTTGAAGATTCTTTAAGCCACAAAGCTACTTCCATTTCTTTACCATTTACATTTACCTTCCCTTTGTAATCGGGGTGATTTTCAGACTTCTTATTATCATTTTTAAAGATAGCACCGCTGTTGTTTTTTGTTTCCATTGTTAATTGTTTTTAAGTGTTAGTAAATAAGCTATTGAACAAACCCAACCCCACACTATTGCGGGTGTGAGCAGTATTGTTAGTAAAATTATCATATTGTTTCTATTAGTTGGTTATAGTAATCTCTACACAATTCTATTCGTGTTTTTATCTCTTCGATTACTACCTCATCCCTGTCAATAACAAAAGTCTTAATTCGTTTTTCTTTTGGTATATGGTCAAAGTTATGCTTTGCTTCTACAAAATCACGAATTTCTTGGTTCTCATCTATTGACTGCTGCTTCCAGTGTTCACGCCTTACCTCATCTTCAACTATTTCAAATGGTGTATTAATCAGGCAGTAACAAAGTAAAGAAGTTTGCTTACCTGTTAGCCACATATACCCCTGTAGTTGGTAAAAGTAATCTTTATTCGGTAGCTCATCTTCAAAGAATGGGAAGGTAGTAGCATCCCACGAGCTTTTAACATCTAAAAGAATATCGGTGTTAACATCGGGTGTGCCTTTAATCCAATCATTAGAAAAGCTTTCTTCGTTTTTATATATGAAGCCAACTTCTAAAGTGTCCATTGCTAAATTGATAGCCTCATCTTCAACTGCGTTACCCTTGTCAGTATATCTACTCCAAAACTCTTTATAAATTCCATATTTATCTTGAAGCACAAGCTCCTGTATGTAGGTCTTGGTAGTTTGTGACAGTACCTCACTTTTTAAACGAGGCTTTATCATTATCTTACCTAATTGGCTGCATCTTACTTTCATGGTTGTACAAGTTTAGTTTGTGCAGGTGTTAAATCAAACTTTTCAATTAGTTCCGCAATAGTGTAACTACCATTTGAAATAGATTCTAATGCTTTATCAAATCTTTTAGCGTCAATTGTAGGCTTCTTTGGTTCGTGTTTTACTTGCTCACCTGAAGCATCGGTGTCTTTATCGGTTACAAGCCCGCAAATCGAAGATAAAGCGTATCTACGAAGGTAAGTGATAGCAGAACCTAATACTTGAAAGTCGTTCATACCTTTCAATTGTACACCTTGTGGTATTGCAGTCTTGCTTTCTATACTTTCGCCGCTTTCACAATGAAATAAAATAGTAATTAATTCAGTGCCGTTGATTAATTGAGTAAAACCTAAGCCATTTTTCTTTAGTAATGGGTTAATAGTTTCAAAAATTTTAGGCAAATCTGCATAAGTGTAACCGTAACCTTGTGTTGCTTTGTGAATAACAGGCACTTCTTGTTGAAATGCAGCTAAACTTTTAAATAAATTCTTCATAGCGTTTGTTTTTAAATGGTTAATTTATATGCAAATATAATAAAACTATTTTAATTAGCAATACTTTTTATCTTTTTTTTATAAATTTCTATTATTTCTTTTAGTTCTTCTTTTGTCCATTTCTTTACATCGTGAGCTTTACCTTGAAGCTGCATTAATCTTTCCCCTCCTATTCTCTTTTCTATTCCTATTTGATAGTTTAACAGGTTACCACTAAGAAAAGTGTTGCAATGCTCACACTGGAGGTGACAATTGTCTTCATCAAATCTAACTGCAGAATGCCCTCCCTGTGAAAAATAATGTCCACAATTTTTCTTCTTTGGTGGTAAATTGCAACTAATGCAGTTTAAGCCTTCGTCACGCATCCGAATAAACTTATTGAATACTTGTTGCGTTAACTTTAAATAGTCGCTTAAAGTTATTAAATCTTCTTTCATTTGTATTTTCTTCTTTGTCCATTGCTTAGCATTTTCAGCTTTTACCCAAACTTTTATACATTCGTCTTTTAGGCAATACTTTTGTAGGAATTTAACAGGCTCAAATTGTTCTTTGCAATTTTTACATCTCATACATCTTCAAGTTTAGTTCGGCTTGTTTTACTTCGTATTTTAATTCTAAGTTTAATCTTTCAAGGCGGTAAGATGTTTCAACCTGCATCCTTAACTGTTTTTCCATTTCGTGTATAAAAGCGTACACATCCTCAAGTTCGGTTTGTGATTCCTGCATAGAATTTATTAAGTCTAATCTATTGGGGTGCTTCTTTATTATTTCGTCTTTTGATATTTCTATCTTAATAATATTTTTCTTAAGTATTGCTTTTTGTTTTAAAAGTTCTAAGTTCATAATTTAAAATGGTAAGTCGTTTAATTTCTTTTCTATCATTGTTAATTTTTGTTTTGGCCTGTGCTTTTTTAAAGGGTCAACGCCTCCAATTGTAAAGCCTAATCCTCTATTAAATTCACAAAGTACAGGTAGTTCTAATTCAGTGTGCTTACCTCCAGTGTCCATATCTTTAATTTTTTCTACACCTATCATAGTTAAAAACTTCATATCCTTATGCTTAATTAATCTATGAATTACAAACATATCATCACACCTATTAAGGAATGCTTTGCCTCCTTCAATGTGGTCTTTTAATGGTGGTTTAAGGTGTCCCTTCCAATGGTGCTGCTCAGGGTATAAATTTCCACTTCTTCCGCTTTCACTATTAGGGTGCGTGTTTATATAAATAGTTTTCCCTGTATTGTTTACAAATTGACGGGCCATATTTAAAAACTTGTAGTTACCTTCATAATTCATATCTCTATCTAGTCCTGTAAATGGGTCAATTAAACAAGCATCTGCATCTGAATTACCAAATATAGCTAAAAGTTCTTCGGGCTTATATAATTTTGCATTATCTACGAAGTCAAAGTTTTGTTCTAAGTAAGTTGAGTATTTATGAATTTCATTTTCTGTAAGCTCTTTAAATGGTTTACCTGAATACATCTGTATCATATCACGCATTAATTGTCCGCTTTGATTTTCACCGCTCCAAATAATAAATTTTAAATTTTGTTTAATTGCAAGTGCTAAAAAGTACCAGGTAATCCAGTAAGTTTTACCAACATTATCATGGCCCAAAATAATATTTAGTTGTTTAGGTTTAAATCTTAAATTATCATCTAGGGGACAATCTAAGCCTAAGCCTTGCTTTATTTTACCATTACGATAATCTAGCAAGTAATTTATTGAGCTTCCTTTTTGCTGTATCATTTTGAATATTTTGCTGCGTGTGCCATAAGATGGTTGTATAAGATATCATCGCTTGAAGCTTCAGGTGATTTAGGTGCATTTCTCTTTAACCAATTTTTAGTAGTCAAATATAAAGATGTATATTTTTTATTCATTGCATTATTTTCAATTTGGTCTAATATATCATCAATATCATTTTTAGTATAAACTTCAACTAACTTTTCAAAATCAGTTTGTGATAAACTTAAATGGTCAAAGCTTCTATATACTTGTACTTGGTACTTGGTACTTGGTTTATCTACAGTGCTAGTGCTTTCACCTTGCTTTACACCTTGCTTTGTACTGTGCTTTATCAATGCTTTGTTAAGTGCTTTAGTAGTTGCTTTATCAAAATTTGATAGGGCTATTATGTTACTTGAGTATTGATTTCTACTCTTTTCTACTAACTCAATAAAGCCAAAACTAATCAAATCTTCTAATGTTTCAATGTAAGTATTATAACTTCTAATCCCTATTGCATCTTTAGCCATTGTTGTAGGTAGACCAAATTTAGGCTTCCAACCCAACCTGTTGCAATGTTCAACAATAAAACAATATAAAGCACAATGATTAGCTTTAATCTTTTCTGGGTTATCAAAAGTAAAGTCCCAAAAGTCTCTAAGTAATTTAAAGTAATCATTCATATTAATTAAATTTTACATAATTAATAAACTTACAAAACTTATTAAACTCTTCAATGCTTAATATTAACGCCTCATTATTAATTTCAATTTGCACTACATAATCATCTTCATAAAAAGTTAATGAAATTTCACCATCTTCAAATTGTAATTCTTGCTTAACATTCATAATCTTAAAATTTATTTAATAAAAAAACCCCTTCAACTTTCGGGAGTGCAGCCCTAATCATCAAAGAGGTTTTTAATAAA